GAGCAGTCTGGAAGCTCGTCGGGCTCATAACCCGAAGGTCGTAGGTTCAAATCCTACTCCCGCAATTTTATGCCTAGTTAGCTCAGTTGGTAGAGCAGAGGACTGAAAATCCTCGTGTCTCTGGTTCGATTCCGGAACTAGGCATATTTTATGGAGCATTAGCTCAGTCGGTAGAGCACTTGACTTTTAATCAAGTTGTCCGGGGTTCGAATCCCCGATGCTTCACTAATTGAAAAGGCTGGAAACCCTAGTAAAATCAAGGGTTTTCAGCCTTTTTACGTTGTCGGAATGAAATTATCGGAAAATCAAAGTAAGGGATTGTAAGGGTATGTAAAGGAATGTAAATGTGTCATTTTCGTGTCACATCGGATCACATGGAAAGAGCAGCTTCCACCGCTCCGGCAGTGTCCTCTTTTTCCAGCATGATATGATTATAAATCCTCAAAACCATTGCTTCGTCATCCCCCAGGAGAGACGCAATATTCTTGATCGAGATACGCGGGATCTGGTAGCAGAGCGACGTACAATAGTTGTGGCGGAAAATATGGGCTGTGAGCCCGCAGACGGGCTTTTCAGCGACTCTATTCATTTCCTTTATGATTCTTTCCCACTTCCGGCGGTAAGAGGATTTAGACACCATTTTGCCGCCCTGCATGGAAAACAGAAGTGTTCCCTTGATGCAGAACCGCACGTAGCTTTCCAGCGACGTATAGAGCTGCGGCGGAATTGGAACCTGCCGGAATCCGTTCTTCGATTTCGGTTCTTTGATGCTCGGTTTCCCTGCATCATCAAATTCAACGGCCTTGTTCACGTTGATGACCTTTTCGGAAAAATCAATATCAAACCGTGTGAGAGCAAGAACTTCTCCACATCGTAGCCCCGTGCAGTATAAGATATCCACAAAAATCCGATCAGATGGGGATAACTCTGCTTTCACCATGGCGTTTTTTTCGTTTTCGGTTAACGGTCGTTTCTCATCCGCCTTGTAGTCGATCGGCTTCATCACGTCCTTGAGATCCTCCAGCAGGTTGGCGGGATATAATCGGTCATGCACCGCGGCCTTCATGATCTGCGAGAATGTAAGCTGTATCTGCTGCTGGATGCGTTTCTTTCCGGCCGCGTCGTTAAGGACTGTCTGGTAGTGGATCGGCAGGACATCGCAGAGCCGCACGCCGTCCATCTGCCGCAGATGCTTTTCAATGATATTCTGGTACATCCTCTTCGTGTTGTTCGTTGCTTCGGCTTTGTAGACTGTCAGCCACCGCCCGGCGTAGTCCAGAAACAGGATGTTTTTATCTCGGACGGCTTCAAGGTTCTTAATTTTGTCGTTGTAGGCTGCCACCTTTGCTTCCAGATCCTTACTGCTTTTCTTCGACCGGATCGTAATATAGTGCTTTTTCCCATCAACATAACTTCCATCCCACACACGAGCTTGAAAATACCCGTTCTTTTGCTTCGTATACTTTGCCTTTGCCATCTATAGGCTCCTTTCGTTTAGTGGCTGGAAAAGCCACAGAGACGGCGCAAAATGGGTGCAAAAAAGCGGCCGCAAACAGACGGGAAAAAATAGTCGAAAAAAATCGAAAATTTTCCCGTTCCACTTGCGAAGCCGCCGGAAGTGTGATAACATAATCATGTTCATTAGATTAGATTATTCCTTCCGGGGAGTAACCTCTTATGAAAGGCCTAACAGATTGCGCCACAGTCTGTTAGGCCATTTTTTATTATCTATACATAATACGGATTCGGTTTTCCTAAAATCGTAAACAGGTCGATAATCCAGCCGATTCCAAAAATCCCCAGGGTACAGAGGTACAGGATACCCATTCCGAATTTTCCTTCGTAGAATTTGTGTCCGCATAAAGTAAAAAGGCACAGGAAGAAAGCAACCCATTTATTTTTTGGCTTTCCTGTGACGTATACTCCTTGGCTTGCACTCGCCGCTGCTGATGAAGAAGCAGAAGAGGATGCGCTGCTACTGTTGTTGTTATTAATAATAACGTTCTTCTGATCTGTTTTAAGATCCTCAACCTGCTTTCCGCACTTCGGACACACGACACAATCCGCGTCAATAACCTGTCCGCAATGTTTGCAATATTTTGTCTCTGCCATATTGACTCCCCCTATCTGCGCAGAACCGTTATAACCACGCCAAATATAACCCATTCCCTCATCTCGTCCGGGTTGTTGGGATCTATGGTTATGATATCCCCATACCCGTTTATCGGCTCCATTCTGCACGGTTCCGACTGGATAAATTTACGGATGTACGCCCGCCCGTTCTTTTTATTGACCAGGACGAATGTATCACCGTCCCTGGGCGGCCGCTTCGAGATTCCGATGATGTCGCCCTTGATATATACGGGATGTAAGTGGTTCGATGTTATCCGGATGCCACAGTGCAGCCGCTCTCCGTATTTCTTGATATATTCCGGGCAATACACATGCTCTTCATGTGCGGAATCCAGAACCATCCCATCTTCCATGTTTCCTGTCAGAAGCAGGACATCCAACATGTTCGCAGGGTCTTCTTCTTTGGCTTTCATCTCAAGCTCGAATTCTATTTTGGCGTTTATGTAGGCTTTCTGCCGATCTGTTAATTTGCGGAATTTATTCAGCACTTCAATCTCGATACTGCGTTGGCCGAACATCTCGTATAAGAATCTTCCTGTCAGCTCATAGAGTTTCGGCGCAAGCATGATACTGAACGTGTCCACGCGGCGGGAAATGATGTTCCGGTAAGAAGATGCCGAAATTCCCAGCTTTTTCGCGAATTCACATTGAGTATACCCGAGCTTTATGCGCTCTTTTTCCAGATTTTCCGCAAACGTGTCTAACATCTCTTTCTTTGTAGTCACCTTAAATTCCCCCTTTGTATCAAGATTCTGACGAAAATTATCAAGCAAAAGAGCAAGCACACATGAAATTACGTCAACATCTTGTGCGGTATCCGGTGTAATATAAGTATAAAGATGTTATACAGAAAATTTTATCATATTTTTAAAAACTGTCAATAAGGGGGGAGAAAAAAGTTGAAAAATTAGAGATTCTGTATATCGAAATAGGCAGATACGTGGCGCACGGTTGACATTTTCGAACAAATGTTCTATGATCGTGGTATCACTATTTTGATTGAGACTGTCAGGGAGGTACATAATCATGAGAGATGAACAACCGGAAGATAAAAAGAAAGAAATAAAACGGATGGTAGACGAAATTTACAATCCAGCGTACATTGATATGATTTATGGCTTTGTAAAAAGATTATACGCGGAAAATAAGAAGCAGGGGAACTGACCCCTGCTTCTTTTATTTCGAAAAACGATCCATGAACTTCCAAAAAAGTTCCTTGTCTTCTTTTGACAGATGATAATATTTCATAATTGCTTCTTTGGCTTTCAAGTCTTCAATTCCGATTTCAGCACATATAGTTCCGAAGTCTACATCAACATCACGAAACATTTCACCTTCTCCATCGCGGAGCCATTCTTCCCGCACATTATATTTCTCACAAATTAATTTAATGACGGCATCAGAAGGGGTTCGCCTTCCCATCTCATAACTTGAGACGTTCGAAAACGATATCCCAAGATCGTTTGCGAATTTTTGCTGGCTACCTATGTTTAAGGCTTTACGCAGCATTTTCAATCTTTCATGCAACATTTTCACCTCCTGTCTAATGATAGTTTACACCAGAATGAGCAAAATATCAATAGAAAAAATCGTACAAAGTACGAAAAAACATGTTGACAAAGTATGTACATGGTGCTATATTGAGAATGTACAAAGTACAAAGGAGGTGAGTACATGGTAGCAGAAAAAGATAAAGAAGAGTGCAAGAAATTTGCAGATATTTTCATGTCACTGCCAGAAGACAGTAAGAACATGGTTATCATCTATCTTTCGGCACTTCGCGATAGAGAAGAAGCCGATAAAGCCCGGTTACAGAAAACATAAGGAGAAAGCCATGAAGAAAACGTTTATCTTGGCTCTGAACATATTCTTATTTCTTTTCGCGGCGATGAACGGAATTAAGGAGAAGAGAACAGAGCCAAAGATTCTATATTGGTCGGCGGCAGCGTTGACCGCGTTAGCGATCATGGACGGATTCTGAAACAGGAGGTGGATATGCGGAAAAATTTAAAATGGCCAACGTCCTCTCCAAAGACAGGAAAGGAGGTCAGCCATGAGAAATAGAGTTGCGTTTTGGATTCTTTGCAGTGCACTTTCTATAACCTGCGGAGCATTTGGTTGTTTTCTTGCTCATTGGCTTTTCAGATAATTAATGAACAAGAAGGTCGGTAATCAATCCGGCGATTACGCTTGCGACCACGCTAAAGAGAGTTACAAGAAAATCATGACGACGCTGCTTTTTGCGAAGTTCTCTTTCCTTGGCTTCTCTTAGCTGAACTTCCATAGGAACGAATGTTCCGTTTGCAAGGTTAGGAATATGAAAATCCATTTTCGCACCTCCTTTCAAGCGGAGTATACCACAAAAAAGAGGGAGAAGCGATGGAAAATAGCAAAAAATTGGAAAATTCGACATTAGCAATTATCCTCAGCGTGATTTCGATTTTAATAAATGTTTTCTTTAATGGAGAAAAACTATTAAGAAATTTATGCTGGCTTTTAGAAAAAATCGTGCATTTTTTACCATTTTAATGCACAGCAAAATGCAACTAGGAACATTGCAATTTGCTTAGTAACGTTATCGTAACGTTACGCTAACAGAGGTGTAGCGTCACTGTAACGCCCCTAGAATAAGAATAAGAATAAGAAAAAGATATAAAAACATATATTGAGCATCGCAAGCGTTGCTCAGTACGCAAAATAGCTTTTCTTGACCACAGAAAGAAGGTGGAAGCATGAACGAAATGATTATCACGAATGCAGAGTTCGGGAGCATTCGAATCGAGATGCGAAACGGAGAACCGTGGTTTGTTGGCTCCAGTATCGCTAAGGTGCTGAAATACCAAAACCAGCAGAAAGCAATTCGAGATCACGTAGACGCTGAGGACAAGCTGACCGAACAAATCGTTCTGGCAGGTCAGCGGCGGGAAGTGACGCTGATTAACGAATCCGGGCTGTATAGCTTGATTCTCTCGAGCAAGATGGAAGAAGCAAAGAGATTCAAGCACTGGATAACGTCGGAGGTTCTCCCAGCGATCCGGAAAACCGGCGGGTATCAGCAGACAGCACCGCAGGGAAAGGAACTTCTGGCTCTGGCAGTCCTCGAAGCGCAGAAAACCATTGAGGAGCAGAACCGGACGATTGAACGGATGCGTCCGAAAGAGATTTTCGCGGACGCAGTGAGCGCAAGCAAAACGTCAATCTTGATTGGCGATCTTGCAAAGCTGATTAAGCAGAACGGGGTTGACATCGGAGAGAAGCGGCTCTTCCAGTGGATGCGGGAAAACGGTTATCTGATCCGAAAGGACGGAGCCAGTTACAACATGCCGACTCAGAAGAGCATGGATCTCGAGGTTATGGAGATCAAAGAGTCCACGATCACCCAGCCGAATGGAAATGTTCGGATCAGCCGCACCCCGAAAGTAACAGGGAAAGGGCAGAGATATTTCGTCAACAAAATTCTAGCCGCAATGGCATAGCTGAGACGGCCACGCTAAGGAAAAGCGGGGCGTGGAACTGCGAAGGAATGGCAAAGATAGGCAGCAAAAAGCTGAGCTTTGAATAGAGATGCCAAGGAACAGCACTGAATAGATTGGCGACGCAGGGGAGCAGCAACGCGCGGGCATGATCAGCGATGGCAAGGAAAAACGTTGAGTAGAAGGGCTATGGAATAGCGATGCACCATCATGAGCTGAAAAGCAAAGGAAGAGCACGGAACAGTAGAGCTGAGCGATGGCATGGTACAGCGAGCCAACGAACCGGAATGCTACGGAAAGGAATCGCAGGTCGGGGCAAAGGATATGAGCGGAATCGAAATGCGACGCAAGGGAATAGCACTGGAAGCCAGGATGAGCAACGGCATAACAAGGCAATTCATCGATTAGAGTGGACAAGCAAAGGAAATGAAGTGCGGCGGATTGATACGCAGGTGCGCAGCGAAGAGGGCAGAGCGCCGAAATCAAAAAATAAAAACGAAAAGGAGAAAGCAACATGCAGGAAATCAAAGTAAGATTAACATTCACCGAGGAGATTCTTGGAACAGCGGCGGCAGATAAGGAGATCCACAAGACCTATATTGCGTCTCTGGCACCGAATGCGCCGAGCAAGAAGGAAGAGGTCGAAGCAGTCGGCGTGGAAGAGACGATTGAGAAAGCAATGACCGTTTTCCCGAGAAACAAAGAGGGCGTGCCGATCTATTGGGACTACCAGATTAAGGGATTTTTCAAAGATGCGGCCGGAATGCTGCGTAAGGTCCCGAACACGAAAAGCTCGAAAATTAAGGCGTACAAGAAAGAGATTGACGGGCTGATTTTCGTGAAAGAGCGTCAGATCCCGATTCATTTTGACGGAGAGATCGGAAACTGCGAGCGGCCGCTGAGAGGACAGACACCGCAGGGCGAGCGCGTGGCGTTAGCAAACAGCGAGAGCATCCCGGCGGGGGCGTGGATCGAATTCACGGTGCAGTGCTTGACTGATGGACTGGCGGGAGCCGTGACAGAGTGGCTTGATTACGGAATGCTCAGAGGTCTTGGACAGTGGCGAAACTCAGGGAAAGGCCGCTACCTGTGGGATTGGCTGGATGAAAAAGGAAACGTAATCGGTGGAAATTACAGAGCTAAGGAGAAACATGGAAAAAACGACATGGGAGCAGGCGGAAGAGTTCGCGGTTGAGGTGATACGGGAAGCCAGAAAGAAAGCAAAATTCTGGTTTGCGGCATGGCTGGTAACTTTCGTGGTGCTGATAACGGTTGTGACGGCCGTGTTGGTGATGTAGTAAGGAGGTTCCCCGGATGGAAGAAATTACGAAAGCAGAAGCAGAAAAAATGATTTTCATGTTTCTAGGCCGAAAAGTCCGGATCAAAGAAAAAGAAGAAAGTCGGATATCGTATCCGGCGCGGTATATGAGAAAATCGGAACTGCTTAAGCTGAAAAACCCGTTATTGGGCGAAGCGGTACTTGAACGCGCCGAGAAATACGCACCGGCGGGGGTTGTGAGAAAAATCAACCCGATGAAGAGAAACAGCCCGCTTGTGTTCGACACAGTGGAGCTGGAGAAATGGAGGGCGAAGCATTGAAGAAAAAAATTGTAGCAGCAGAAGTGATTCTGTGGGTTACGGCACTCGTGGCCATCAGCAATATCAATTGGGGCGGGTTCTTCTGGTGCTTTTCGCTGATGATTCTCGGGTATCTTGCTTTTCTGGCGGTTGACGCGGAGGAGAAGAGAAAGAAAACAGAAGCCGAAAAGGCGGAAAAGAAGAAAGACAGAGTGTTCCAGATGTGGTTGAGAATGTAAAAAATGCCCTCCGGAGAGACGAAGGGCATCCGTAAAAAGACAACATCATCATAGCACATGAAAGGAGAAAAGGCAATGGGAATGAAAGGTTTTAAGGGATTCGAGAAAGATTTTTCCTGTAGAGGGAAACAGTACGAGGAAAACATGACATATGAGGAGCACGGTGTGGGATGCTGCCATAAAGGCGTTATGCACTTCTGCGAGGACCCGTGGGAGGTTCTGAACCATTACGACCTCGTGGATGGCAACGGAAATTTTTCTGAATTCGCGGAAGTGGAAGCATTGGGGCAGGTATGGAATGACGGAGAAGAGCGGGCAACAAATAAAATTCACATCGGCACAAAACTCGGACTTAAAGGGTTCTTGAAAGCGTGCATTGATTTCACGCTTGAAAAAACTAAATATGAGTCAAATGGAACGAATCAGTCCGGTGACTCCGCGCAGATCGGCTCGTCCGGTTACTACGCGAAGATCGGCTCGTCCGGTGACTCCGCGCAGATCGGCTCGTCCGGTAACTACGCGAAGATCAACAGCACCGGAGAAGATGCTGTGATTATGTGCGCAGGCAGCAGATCAAAAGCAAAAGGTAAAAATGGGAGCTGGATCACGCTTGCGGAATGGGTGAAAGATGAAGAAAAAGGACGCTATGTGCCGGTCTGCGTAAAAACAGAGCGCGTAGGCGGCGAAAAAATCAAAGAGGACACTTATTACACGCTGAAAAACGGAGAATTTGTGGAGGTAGAAGAATGAAAAAGTATGAATATGTAGGCTTGGATGTAAGTGTAGAAAAAAGCGCGGCAGATGCGGCAACATGTTACATCGAAGCAGTACGCCGGTATCTGGAAAGCGAGAAATTCCCGCAGGTTGATACAATCGCGGCGATTCTCGGACTGAAAGAAGTGGAGGTGCAGCCATGTGGGACAGCGACGAAAACGGGAGAAGAGTGCTGATCTGTGATTTTTGCGGCGAGGTCATTGCGTCTGCAAAGCCTGGATATTACGGCGAGGACTACGTAGAGGTCAATGGCGAGTGCATCCACACAGAAAACTGTATGGACAGATGGATTCATGAGCACAGAAAGGAAGCTACATATGGCGAAAATAGATGAGAAAATCATGCAGATCCAGACACGGATCAAGGTTCCGAAGAACCACGTTAATAAGTTTGGAGATTTCAAATATCGGAGTGCCGAGGATATCATGAAAGCGTTGAAGCCGATGGAAAAAGAGCTGCTAGTGTCAGTACAGATCACCGACGAAGTGGTAGCGGTAGGAGTGAACGTGTATCTGCGGGCGACGGTGACCGTGTACGACCTGGAAAGCGGAGAAAGCCGTAGCACAAGCGCTTTTGCGAGGGAACCGGCGACACCGAAAGCTAAGATGGATGAAAGCCAGACAACCGGTTCTGCATCGTCCTACGCGCGGAAATACGCGCTCTCAGGAATGTTCCTGCTCGATGACAGCATTGATCCGGATTCTAACAGGGCGATTGACAGCGGAGAACCTTGCTCGGATGCGCAGGAAAAAACCATCCGGGAACTGGCGGAAAAACACAATGTCAATCTTGAGGAGCTGTATAAGAGACAGAAAGTTAAGAATAACCGCCCGACGGCAATGCAGGCCGGAAAAATTCTGAACATGTTCAAAAAACAGCTCGGGGGCGAGTAATGCACGCTTTGGCTGAAATAGTAAAATCCGTAGAAAAAGACGGTGATACATGGCTTGTAGTGCGGTTGCCGAAAAGCAGACTGAAAGAAGAAATTGACAGCAAGATTATCACGAATACAGAAATGCGATTCGATGACGGGCGGCACATCTCCAATCTGCAGCGCAAGAAAGCGTATGCAACGATTCGGGATATAGCTATTGAGTTGGGCTATCTCCCGGAGGAGATGAAAGAGATTATGAAATGCAATTACATGATTGAGACAGGAGAGCCTTATTTTTCCCTTTCAGACTGTTCAGTGGGAACGGCACGGGATTTCATCACGTTTCTGATGGATTTCGTGCTGAAAGAGGGAATACAGCTCTCAGACAGCGGAATAGAACGCGCTGATGACGTTGGAAAATATTTATACGCGTGTATCAAGCACAGAAAATGCGCGGTGTGTGGGAAAGACGGTGAAATACACCATGTTGATACAATCGGCATGGGAAATGACCGGCGGAGGGTGGATGATTCGGGATACCGGAAAATCTGTCTGTGCAGGACGCACCACACGATCGCACACCAACGAGGAATGCCGAGCTTCGAGAAAATGTATCACGTCTACGGAATCATTGTGGATGATAGCCCGGAAGGGAAATCATAGAGTCCAGCATGGAACTGTCAACAGAGTATCTCAGTATGGTTCAAAATTTTATACGTCACAAAAAGGCGGCTGGCTGGAGCCGCCGGAAAGGGGCAGAAATGCCGATCAACAGCAAACAGAAAGGGAAACGCTTCGAGTTGGAGCTTTCCAGAAAGTTCCGGGAGTATGGCTACACGGAGTCCCACCGGACCGCGCAATACTGCGGGAACACCGGGGACGCATCCGATGTTGTAGGCCTCCCGGGAATCCACGTGGAAGCGAAACATCAAGAGCGAATGCAGCTCTATGATTGGATGGATCAGGCGAAACACGACGCGAAAGAAAGTGGAAAAGACGTTTTGCCCGCAGTATTCCACAAAAGAAACAATCATAAGATCCTGGTCACGATGGAACTCGACGATTGGATGACAATATTCCGCGAATACGAAGCGGGAATGAGTCTGAAAGAAGGTGCGGACGATGGGCGAGGTTAAGTGGGTTAAGATGTCAATAGACATGTTCGATAATCGAAAGATCAAGTATCTGCGCGGCCTGCCGGAGGGAAACAACATCGTTCTTATCTGGGTCATGCTGCTGACTCTGGCAGGGCGGTGCAATTCCAATGGCTATATTTTCCTTACCGAAAACATCCCATACACTCCGGCGATGCTCGCGAATGAGCTTGGCTTTCCGGAAAGCACGATTCTGGTAGCCATGAAAGCGCTGGAAAGTATGGGAATGATAAGCCGAAACGAGGAAAACACGCTGATGATCCCGGGATGGGAAGAGCATCAGAACGTAGCCGCGTTGGAGCAGATCAGGGAGAACAACCGAAAACGGCAGGCACGGTACAGGGAACAGGCAAAAATAGAAGCTGTGGAGCAGGAAACACCGCCGCCGGTAGAAGAAAAGAAAGAGGAGCAGGAAGAACCGAAGCCGTCGAAAAAGGCGGAGGAAACCAAAGAAGCGAAGATTCTTTTTGAACGTCTGTGGAGCCTGTATCCGAACAAAAAAGGCAAGGGGCAGGTAAGTGATACAGCAAAGAAAAAACTGCTTAAAATCGGACAGGAAGAGCTTGAGAGAGCAATTCAGAGGTATAAGACGGAACTGGAAAAGGAGGACTGGAGAAAGCCGCAGTACGGCAGTACCTTTTTCAATTCTGGTTACGTGGATTATCTCGACGCGAATTATGAGCCGGGAAAAAGAGAGCCGACGAAGCAGCAGAAAGAAAACAAATTCAATAATTTCAACCAGCGGGACTATGATTTCACGGCGCTGGAGCAGGCTTTGACAGGAGGTTAAGCATGGTATCAGTAATCAAAACAGCAATTATCTGCGCGACAGTAGCGTTTTGCTTCTTCCAGATGATGAAACGCTAAGAAAAGGACAGTGGAGGGACCTATGAGCAATAAATTGAAGAAAAAGCCGTCAACGCGGTTAAGCCCTGAGCTGATGACGGCCGCAGAAGTGAGCGGGATCACAGGCGTAAAGCTCGAGATCCTGCGGAAATGGGTGGACAGGATGCAGAGAAACCTGTCCGAAGCCTACCAGAAAGAAGCACAGGAAAAGCTGCTGAAAGCAGAGGACTGCATCAGCGCGGCGAACGTCGTGTGCTCGGCACTGGCGATCTATGAGACATGGGGGTACAAAAAGGCGCTTGACCGGTACATGGACAACTACACTGCGGCAGTACGGAAGATGAACAGTGTAGGTCTGGCTAAAATGTACGAGGAGCTGCACGAAAAGACCGGCGCGACGCTGGAATTTGAGGATATGGATCTCGCAAAAGAGTTTGGCTTTGGAGGGGCGGAAGAATGAAAGAAACGAAATACGGTAAAAACGATTTCCCGGATGCTCTTCTGAAAGAATGGGATAAAACGAGAAAACAGATTCTCGGAAAGGAAGGAAAAGAGAATGGAGATCATCGGAATTGTTCTGTTCTGCGCGGTGATTCTCGCGTCAGCAAAACTAATACTTGACCCGCCGGATCGGAAAAAAGATCCGAAAGAGGATGAGGAGCAAATTGAATTTCTGAACGAGTGGAACAAGAAACATAAAAAATAACAAACACAAAGAAAGGAGCCAGCCTCCGGCCGGGGTAAGGGTATACCGGGCTTCTGAATGAAAAACATATGAATTTATTCGACAAGGTAAAATGCAAAGGCTTTTATAAAAAATTTAACGACGGAAAATGGTTGCGACTCGACAGAAAAACTTTAACTGCTGATGCAATGGACAATAATCTTGTGAGCATGGGCAATGATGGAACTGTCGAAAAAGACGTTGAGTATATCGAAAAAAACTATTTCAAACATGTTGACAAGAATTTCATCGGCGTAATCGTTTGGTATAAGGTTATAAAAGGTTATCTCGATTCAGTCTATCAAGAGGAATGTGATGTAGGTGTCGGAGTTATTCCGGAAGCGTTTTATGTATCCAAAAGAGCGAAAGAAACTGTAAAATGTGCTGTTGTCTACTATGCGAATAACATGAAACACTATGTCCCTTTGGAAGATATTCTGGAGGTAATTCTATGAAAAAGAATCTTATCGTTGACTGTTTTGCGGGCGGGGGCGGTGCCTCCGTTGGCATTGAGATGGCACTGGGGCGGCCGGTAGATATAGCGATCAATCACGATCCGGATGCCATATTGATGCATAAAACCAACCACCCGACCACGCTGCATCTGACAGAGGATATTTTTAAAGTCAATCTGCGTAAATACGTCAAAAATCAGCATGTTGCGTTGATGTGGGCTAGTCCGGACTGCACAAGCCATAGCAAAGCAAAGGGCGGTAAACCACGGGAGCGCGGTCTGCGGATTCTTCCGTGGGCAGTGTACAAGCATGCGAAGGAGATTCTGCCGGATGTGATCCTGATGGAAAATGTAGAAGAAATACAGCAGTGGGGGCCGCTGGATGAAAAGGGATATCCGATCCCAGAAAAAAAGGGTGAAGATTACAAGAAATTCATTCGGTCTATGAAAAGCCTTGGATACATATTCGACTGCCGAGAGCTGGTAGCTGCTGATTATGGAGCACCGACCACTAGAAAACGATGGTACGCGGTGTTCCGGCGGGACGGAAAAGAGATCCGCTGGCCAGAACCAACGCACAGCCGAGAAAACACCGGTTTAAAGCGGTGGAAAGAATGCGGAGACTATATTGATTGGTCTGACCTCGGAACGTCGATATTTGACCGAAAAAAGCCGCTGGCAGAGGCAACACAAAAGCGAATAGCCAACGGGATAAAAAAATATATCATCGATGCACCAGAACCGTATATCGTAAAAAATAAAGATGCATTAGCCTTTATCATCCAATATCACGGAGAGACGCGGGACGGGGACTCGAGAGGGCAGCTTTTAACGGAGCCGATCAAGACCATCGACACTTCAAATCGATACGGCTTGGTAACTGCATTCATCACAAAATATTATAAATCCGGCATCGGGCAGGGATGTGACGAGCCACTGCATACCATAACGACTTCGCCAGGGCATTTTGGACTGGTATCTGCGTTTCTGATCAAATATTACGGTGCTGGATGCGGGCAGATGCTCGACCATCCGCTCGGGACGATCACCACAAAAGACCGGTTCGGATTGGTAAACGTGGTTTTGAACATCAAAGGTGAAAAATATATCATCTATGACATTTTCCTGCGAATGCTGAAGCCGGAAGAACTGAAACTGATGCAGGGATTCCCGAAAGATTATATTATCAACCGGGATTACAACTGGAAAAGCTATCCGGTTGCAAAGCAAGTGGCACGGATCGGGAATAGTGTAGTGCCGATTATGGCGCAGAAACTGGTAGAAGCCAACTGCCTATATCTGAAAGTAGGGGAACGGGTGCCGAATCTGAATATCGACGATGGTCAGGGACAGTTGAGGTTTGCGTAGGAAGTGAAAAAATATGCTGATTCCAACGGTAAAAGCGAAAGAATTTGAAAAATTTGGTTTTAAAAAATGCAAAGGAATATCGAGTGACCTCGAATGCTATTATCTGTGCGTAGCAAGAGGAAAAAAGATGCTTTTTGTGAGTAATGTATACTTTGAGGTAAATGATTGGATAGATGATGACCCGAGAATTCACGCGAATCCTAATTGCAGGTACAGAAGCAGAAAAACAAGCCTTGATATTATTTACGAGCTGATCAAAGCGGGGATGCTGAAAAGCAGTTTTGAAAAAGAAAGAAGGTGAAACCGATGGAGCAGTACAAAGAAGACAACTGCCCATACCTAAAAGTAGGGGAGCGGACTCCGTGTAACGGTATATCAAGCTCTTGCAGAGGAATACGTATATCAAATGCCAGAAGAAGAGGAGGAAGAAGATGCTGATTAGAAGACAGGACAAGAAAGCAATCTTCAATATTGATACTTGCAGAGTGCTTTATGTGGCTGAGACGGTTGGAGGTTGTTTTAAAATCTGCGCAGACCAATTCGAACAGCTTGGAACTTACAAAACAGAAGAAAGAGCGATGGAAGTGTTGCATCTGATTGCAAAACAGAGCGCACAGTGCAAAGCAGTAGAGATTCTGTGTGGGCCGGTACATGAGGGACAAACGCAAAGCATGGTTTTGTTGGCGGAAGAAATCGAAAAAGCTTGGTATATGGATATGCCGGAGGAGTGAAGATGGGAAGAGTGAAAAGACTTACAGAAGATTCTTTTGACGGTACCGCACATATTAAGCTGTGCGGTACCAGTTGCCCGTACGACGGGGAATACTGTGCATCAGATGAATGCCGAGTACTAAACGAGGTAGCCGAAAAGTTGGCGCGGTATGAGAGACTGGAAGAACAGATCGCGGAGTCGGCAGAACAATATATACAAAAAGGAATTGCTATGCCTTATGCTGTAATTCCAGAAGTGACAAGAGGAGTAGTTAAAACGGTCTTTGAAGGGTTTGGAGGAGGTGAGGAAGAATGAGTAGAGCATACAAATGTGACAGATGTGGCGCACTGTATGAGTCGTATGAGGGAGAGAATAGATATGATGTATTAAAGCCAACTAAAGTAATGATTAATTCATTAGCAGAAGATATACTAAATGTATATGACATTTCTGTTCCGATTCAGAATATTGGTGATATTGTTGAAATATTAGGTGGTACTATCCAAAAAGAAACTTCATTTTCAGATGGCGCAGTTGAAAAGGAAGGGGATGGATTTAGGATTATTGTATCCCCATATCAAGACGAAAAAAGAGAAAGATTTACAATTGCGCATGAATTAGGACATCTCTTTCTTCATATGGGATATAGAACTAATAAAGAGTTATGGGCAAGACAAGAGAATAACATTTATCATCGAATAGGAAGCTCCGAAAAAGAATATCAAGCAAATGAGTTTGCAGCAGCTTTTTTAATGCCAGCATCGGAATATCTTACAGTTCTTAAAAGGATTGCGGACGGTAACGTAGTAGATACTTCCAAGATTGCAGAGTATTTTAATGTGTCGGTAGAAGTTGCATCTAATCGAGGAAAATTTTTGGGGTATTTAAGATGGTAAAAGAAGATCAGACATTAAGTAAATATAGCAAGCTAATTGAAGACTTAGAAAGCATGAACTTGGATGAAGAAGGAGAGAAAAAATCAAAATGACAAAAGAAGAACTTGTGATAGGGAACAGGTATAAGATCCGCCGCCCGTCAATCGCGGATGGCAACGTAAATTCGTATCAGTGGAGCGATGCAACTTTGGTTGATATCTCTACACATATTGCGGTATTCAGTGTGGGAGAGTATTGCGTCACCTACAAATTCTGCCAGTTAAGAGATGAGGTAAAAGAAGCGTAACGCAGAAAGGAGCTGCACCATGAGCATTCGTGGCACATTTTTGAAAGATTACGGGATTTCGAAAGAACTTGGGGATAAGATCGTATCATATTGCAGAAACGCGCACGACTACGACCAGAATCTTATCTTACAGGCTGCACAGAAGACTTGCCCGGAGATATCGAGTGCCCTGTTCGCGAATCTTACGCTTGGAATTGGGTATGACCGAATCAGCCAGGTGCAGTACATCCCAATGCAGCGGAAAGATTTCCAGGGATACAGGCGGAAGACAATCGAGGAGCTGTATAGATTGCTGCTTCTGCACGGAAAGGAGCTAGAATGAAGATTGGAAACAAAAATGTTGCAGAAATCCAGATATTGAATAGAGACAATGATCTGATCGTAAGCATAGTTGATGAAAACATGATTATCGAGAAAGATTATAAGGTGGTTTTAAGACTGGAAGGAGAAGAAAAAACAGAAACATATCCAGAAGAGTAACAAAAAGGGTACAACGAAAAGCCCCCATGCCAGTACACTAAGAATAGAAGTGTATTAGTATGGGGGTGATTTTTATGCCTACAAACAAGACTTATGACAATCTCGAGAAAATGATCTTTTCCGGCGTGGGAGAGTACGGAATCCCCGAAATTATGCCGGAAGAGTACAAGCCGTGTGAGTGGATCGGATTCAACTACGCGGCCAACACAACGAAAAGAGCCGGGAAAGGCGTTCATTTCTTCCTGGATGACTACCAGTTCGAACGAGTATGGAATAATCCGGATCGTTACATTGAGGTACTGAGAGACTATGACTACGTGCTTTCACCGGATTTCAGCATGTACACGGACTTTCCGAAAGCCATGCAGATTTACAACCATTACAGAAAACACTGGTGCGCGGCATATATGCAAATGAATGGACTGCGTGTAATACCTACGATCGCATGGAGCGATGAAAGCTCGTTCGAGTGGTGCTTTGATGGCGAGCCGGTGGGAAGCGTGGTGGCAGTATCCAGTGTTGGAACGCAGAACAGCAAGGCGAAAAAGGCGGCATTCCTGCGGGGATATGAAGAAATGATGAAACGATTATCACCGGAGCATGTGATCTTCTTCGGGAAAGTTCCGGAAGAACTGGAAGGGTACGTGGAAAAGGTCGCGGCATTCCAGGAGAGATACAAGAAGGAGGGAATCTAGTTGGGCGGACGAGGGGGGGGGCAAGCGGCATAGGCAAGAAAAGCCAATCCGCGTTGGACCCGAAAGCGAAAGAGCAGACGATCACGACATTCTACCGCCGGAATTCTATCTATGGTCCACACTATAGAGATGATGTGTATGAAGCGGTAGAACAAAAGAACGAAAAAGGCGGAATAGAGATTGTAAAAGCCTATGGAACGTTCGATAACAGCAACCCGAAAGCGAACACCAAAGACGTGACGTATAAAATCCAACATGGTATTGTGAGCTACGATGATTCCAGGGGAATTGAAAGTTACGGTATCAGATGGGACAAGGTAAGCAGCGTATCGGGACAAACTTACAACATACGAAGCATGTTAAAAGAAAAAGGCTTTCGGTGGGACGGAAAGACGAAGAGCTGGGTAAAGAAAGACTGATCGATAGGACGGGGAGGATATTATGGCAAACCTAAACGCGATCATTAAAAAATTGCAACGCGCGCTGGTGAAGAATGGGCAAATCGTGAAGATAGGGACAACACAGTTCTATTCGAAGGAGCAACAGAGAATGATAACCATGTATATACTCTCAACCCCTGTTGATTTCCTCGGGAAAGCTGGCGTGTGGAAACAAATGGACTATCAGATCATCAGGACAGCATCACAGCTTGACTTGCTGAACTGTCTGGTAGATATGTGGAGGGCACTGCAAGAATGGCAATAGACAGAGGTGATTAGATGAGCGTAACGAAAAAACAAAAAGATTTCTGCCATGAGCTGATGGAATGCGGAAACAAGGCGGAAGCGGCAAGAAAAGCGGGGTATTCTGAGAAGACAGCGCCGCAAATGGCAAGCGAGAACTTAAAAAAGCCGAATGTCAGAGAGTATTTACGACATCTGGAAGAGCAAGTAGAGAGCGAAAAGGTCGCAACTATCAAGGAAATACAGGAATTTTATACTTCGGTTATGCGAGGTGAAATAAATGATCAGTTTGGGCTTGAAGTGTCTATTGATACCAGAATGGCGGCAGGCCGGGAGCTTATGAAGCGAATTGAGCTGACGGAGAAAACGAAAGCAGGCGGCGAGGGCATTACGATCATCAACAATATTCCACGCCCGGAGGGAAAGAATGGAAAGCAGCGTAAACGCAGTAAATCTAACTGACATCATCGCGCCTGCTTTCTATGCTGTCCATTGGGATATTCTTGACGGAAACCACACTTATTATGACCTGTACGGAGGACGCGGATCCACAAAGTCATCATTTGTAGGTGTTGAAATTCCACTCGGGATGATGATGGACGCGGAAAAAGGAGAGCATACAAATGCTGTGATATTCCGAAAAGTTAGAAATACCCTGCGAGAATCGGTGTTTGAGCAGATCGCATGGGGAATTGATGCACTTGGTGCGAATGATCTTTGGTCGGCGAGTGTAAGCCCGATGCAGTACACTTATAAGCCGACCGGACAGAAGATCATCTTTCGCGGGCTGGATAAGGCAAAGAAAACGAAATCAATCAAGGCAAGCCGCGGATGGTTTAAATATCTGTGGTTTGAGGAACTTGACGAGTTCGCCGGAATCGAAGAAATCCGAAACGTACAACAGTCCGTGCTGCGTGGTGGCGATAAATTCGTTGTGTTCAAAACTTTCAACCCGCCGATCAGCCGGAGCAACTGGGCGAATGTATACGTTGAAGAACCACGAGACGACAGTTACAGGCACAAGAGCGACTACACAAGCGTTCCTGTTGAATGGCTTGGACAGCAGTTCATCGACGATGCAGAACACCTTAAAAAGACCAATGAGCGCGCGTATAAGCATGAGTATCTCGGTATTCCGGTTGGACTTGGAACGAATATATTTGAGCTTCTTGAGATCCGAACCATTACGGACGAGGAAATACAGAAATTCCAGTCTATCTACCAGGGACAAGACTGGGGTTGGTATCCGGATCCGAAAGCATTTATTCGGGCGGCTTATGTGCCTAATCAAGAAAAAGTGTATCTGCTTGACGAACTGGGCGGATGTAAGATCAGAAATGCCGCCATGGCGAAGCAGATCAAAGATAAGAGCTATGATGATTATTCTATATACTGTGGTGTAGACGAAGAGGAAAGCATAGTAGACTTCCGAGATGCAGGACTTCCGGCCAGAAGAGCGCTTGTTACTCCGGGCAGCCGAAAATATACTTTCGAATGGCTCCAGTGCAGAACGCTTGTTATTGATCCGGCACGGACACCACGATCATACAAAGAAATCATCAATTACGAACATGAAATTGATGCAAACGGAGAAGTGATAGCAGATTATCCAGACGGTGATGATCATTGGATAGATTCTCTCAGGTATGCTACGTCTCCAATATCAATGCGCAGGGGGTATAGTGCATAATGTGCGAATTTTGCGATGAGCTGAAAAACTGGAAAACATTAGAAAGATTCGATCAGCGTGCACGGTACATCTATCAGTGCAAACTGATCCGTAAGACGATGGTTGAGACACGAGCGGCTGGAAGCATCGATGGAACGCCGCATAACGTCAATTACTGCCCGATGTGTGGCAGAAAAGTGACAGAGGGCTAGAAATGGGACTGATAACAACTATTAAGAGGTGGCTAAGCATGTTTTTTCGAAGCGAAGCGGAGCAGGCGTTTGATGTTGATGTGATTGAATCCCCGACCATGGACACAGTTATAAAAAAATGCGCTGCTGTTTACTCCGGGGAGCCGATGTGGAAAGACGCACAGAACGGCATCCGAACAATCAATTTTGCAAAAACGCTAAGCTCCGAAACGGCGCGTCTTGCGACATTAGCAATTAAAATCACAATCGAGGGATCAGCACGGGCGGAATGGCTGCAGAAGCAGACGGATGCAGTGTTTTTCAGTATCCGAAAATGGGTGGAATATGGCTGTGCGTATGGAACGGTAGTCATCAAGCCGAACGGGAAGACACTGGATGTATTCACGCCGGATGAAGTGCTTATAACCGATTATGACAACCAGAATATCACCGGAATGATATTCAAAGATACGTACACGCAAGGAAAATGGTACTACACGCGGCTGGAATATCACCGATTTGCAGAAGAGAAGCAGGGCGAGGAAACAGTACGCCCTTACTATATTTCCAACCGGGCGTATCGGTCGAAATCTCCCGATTCAATCGGCGATCCGGTGGCGCTGAAAGATACGAAATGGTCTGAGCTTATGGCAGACTCCCCGCCGATTCTGAAAGCGAACGGAGAAAGCCTGGATGGCCCGATGTTTGGCGTGTTCGTGACACCGCAGGCGAATAACGTGGACAAGTCAACACCGCTCGGCCTGCCGGTATATGCAGAAGCGATGGAAGAACTGAAAGATCTTGATATTGCGTATTCCCGCATGACCGGAGAAATCCACGACAGTGAACGAATTGTTCTGGCAGATGATCGGTTATTGTCTCCGGCTGGCACTCCGGTCAATAAGATGACCCCGGGAGCAGCCGCAACAACGCACCTGCCAAAGTATGTTCGCAACGTGTACGGCGAAGGAGCGGATACATTCTATCAAGAGATTAACCCGACACTCAACACAGAGGTAAGAGTTAATGGCATCAACGCGCTATTGTCTCAGATCGGCTATAAGGCGGGCTTCTCAAACGGCTATTTTGTATTTGACCAGAAAACCGGAATGGTAACGGCAACACAGGTTGAATCCGATGACCGGCGGACGATCCAGTATATCAAAGATGTTCGGGATCAGCTCGAGAAGTGCATGGATGCCGTCTATTACGCGCTGAGCGTCTATGCGGATCTGTACGGCGAGAGTCCGGCGGGAGAGTACGAAGTAACGTATGATTTCGGTGATATTACGTACAACCGCGAGGAGGACCGCGCACGCTGGTGGAATTACGTTAATGCCGGAAAAGTACCGGCGTGGATGTATTTCGTCAAGTTCGAGGGATTCTCGGAGGAAGACGCAAAGGCAATGGTCGAAGAAGCCACTCCGAAAGAGGATGAGCTTTTTGACAGCAAATATAAGGAGGAATGATAACATGGATATGAGTGGAGTAGCAACAGTAGTATGCATCACAGTAGTCTGCTATCTGGTAGGCATGGTGATGAAAGCAACGGATATTAGCAACAAGTGGATTCCGTGCGCAGTAGGATTGGCGGGAGCGGTGCTTGGCGTTGTTGGTATGTACACAATCCCGGACTTTCCGGCGCATGACGTGCTTAATGCGGTAGCCGTCGGCATTGTCAGCGGATTAGCAAGCACCGGAGCAAACCAGATCATCAAACAGGCACAGAAAGAGGAATAAGACATGCTTACCCCGGAGTATCTGCAGCACGCGGCAGAGGGCGCAGAAGCCATCACAGAGGATTTACACAACCGGATCATGCGGAAGATCGTCAAGGCGATTTTAACACGCATGGAACGCGGCGAAAACTACATGCTGACGGCGGCGGACAAGTGGAGAATCGAAGCACTGCAGGAAGCTGGCTATCTGCTGGAAGATATCCAGAAAGAGATAGCAAAGGCGACCAATCAGCAGCTATCAGAGATCAAATCAGCCTGCGTTGACGCGGGAATACAGACGCTCAAGTGGGACGACGCGGTATATAAGGCGGCTGGGCTGGTACCTACGCCGCTTCTTCTTTCCCCCACACTGATGCGCGTACTGGAAAGAGACTATAAGGCGACCGCGGGCACATGGCGGAACTTCACCCGGACGACCGCAGAAGAAGCGCAGAGACTTTTTATCAACGAGCTTGACAGCGCCTATCACAGGGTTCTGAGCGGCGGAGAGTCTTACGGCGCTGTGGTGGCTGATCTGATCGAGAAAGTGTCCGAGGAGGGGCTGACAGTCAAGTACCCGACAGGATACCGGCAGAGCCTTGAATCTGCGACCATGACCATCGTACGCACCGGTATAGCGCAGGCGGCGTGCGATGTATCAGAAACGCGGATGGAGGAGATGGACTGGGATATTATTCTTGTTTCTGCTCATGTAGGCGCACGAACGGGAGACGGCGGGCAGAACCCGGGAAATCATCTTTGGTGGCAAGGACGATTCTATTCCCGAACCGGAAAAAACAAGAAATACCCGAATTTCTACGAGGTGACCGGATACGGCACCGGCGAGGGACTGGGCGGCTGGAATTGCCGTCATAGTTTCGGATCGGGAGACGGAAAGAACAACCCATTTGACGCTAAGAACATCTCATACGCAGATAATCGTAAGGTTGAAGAAGCACAGAAGCGGCAACGATTGTTGGAGCGCAGAATACGAAACAGCAAAAGGCAAATTCAAACTTTGCAATATGCTATAGACAACGCAAGCGATGACGAGACGAAAAGCAAATTGCAAAGTAGAACAGAGCAAAAAGCTAATTTGCTTAGTAAGCAAAATAAAGCATATCGCAAGTTTTGCGAAGACAACAACCTGCGCCCTTATGATGAGCGATTGAAAATAGCCCATTGGGACCGAAAACAGGCAGCAAGAGCCGCAGCGGATGCACGGCGATATCAAAAACGCAAAAAGGAAAAAGCAGATGATTGAGACGATTAATCAAATCATGATTCTCTGCGGCTGGATAACTACAGTAGGTGGCGCGATTGTGGTTCTGACCGGAGCATGGAAGAAATTCAAAAAGCCAGAGAGGGATCTGGAAAAGAGGATGCAGACGATGGAGGAGGATATCAAGGATATCAAGTCAAAACTTGAGAAAGATTATACCTCTATCCGCACCCAACGAGATGATATGAATCTGATAATGAGGAGCATGTTCAATCTGATCGAAAATAAGATTACAGGGAACAACATCGAGGGCTTAAAAAAAACGAGGGAAGAACTTGTAAATGCGATGACCGACAAGAAAAATTAAGAGGGCTTATCTTGAAAGTGTATGAATTCACAGTACCGGAGCTGGAATATTTTCGCACGTATTGTAATTTTACGCGTGACGAACGTACACTTTTTGATTATCGGAGTAGGAATATTCCGCTCGAAAAGTGTGCGGAACTAATGAACATTTCTGTTTCTACTGTAAAACGGATCAGCAGAAACGTAAACACCAAAATCATTAAAGTATGTTGATTGATACTTTTTTAAGCATTTCATGGGACTTTGACGAACTGTCAGAGTCCTTTTTTTGCGCCTAAAATATGAGTAGAAAGAGAACGGAGGGATGAATATGTATCCGTATATTGACCCGCAGGCATTTGCGAACGAACAGGCAATGCTTCAGCAGAGAATCAATCAGTTGGAACAGGCGAGAAACCAGCAGATGAGCATGTATGCACCACAGAGTCAGCAACAGCCGCAGGCACCGACCAGCAACGTGAATTGGATACAGGTTGCTGGCATCGAGGGCGCAAGAAATCAGATTGTCCAGCCTGGACATACTGCTTGGATGATGGATAACAACAGCCCTGTGTTCTACGTTAAGTCTGTGGACGGAATGGGAAGCGCGACTTTCAAGGTATTTCAGTTCGCCGAGATCTCGCCGGAAGCCCTAAACCCGGCACAGAGCCAGTCGAAAGAAGAAAGACAAGAATACGTTACGCGGCAGGAATTTGACGCTCTGCTGACGCGATTAGGCGAAAAGCCGGAGAATAAGGAGGAACCCGTATGAATCCATTAATGAGCATGATAGGCAATATGGGCGGCGGTAACAACCCGATGGGCGCGATGATGCAGGCTATACAGATGGTGAATAAGCTCAAACAGGCGGGCAACCCGCAGGCCGCAGTAGAACAGATGGCGCAGACAAACCCGAATGTTAAAAAGGCTATGGATATGTGCAAGGGAAAGAACCCGAAGCAGGTATTCGAGGAAATGTGCAGACAGAACGGGATGGACCCGGGGCAGTTCTCCGGGCTGATGAAATAAGATATTAGGGCGGTGCACAGCCTTAATAAATAGAAGGATAAGGAGAAATAACCATGACAGATGGAACAATGGGACTTAGCGCGGCTGATGTAGCAGCCGTAACGAGAAACAATGACGATGACTGGGGCGGTGGCTGCTGGTGGATCTGGATTATTCTGCTGGCATTTCTGTTCCCGATGATGGGCGGATGGAACCGTGGCGGCGTTGAGACTGGCGTGCAGGACAATTTCATTTCTGATGAATTTGTCAAACGTGACATTTTCAATACCAATCAGAACGTTTCCAACACAGCTTGCCAGACGCAGAGAGACGTACTGGAAAACCGGTATACCAATCAGCTCGGCTTACAGCAGGTGCAGGCGGCACAGCAGAATTGTTGCTGTGAAACACAGAAAGAGATCCTGCAGAGCCGATATGATGCGGCACTCATGGCACAGAATATGCAGGCTCAGATGGCACAGTGTTGCTGTGACATCAAAGAGAGCATTCTGGCCGACGGAAACGCAACCAGACAGATGATGCAGGAAAACACCATCCAGGCACTCAGGGATAAGCTGTCAGACCGTGACCGCGATCTGCAGAACGCGTACAATCAGATTTCACAGGTTTCGCAGACCCGTACAATCATTGATGCGGTACGCCCGACACCTACACCGGCTTATCTTACATGTTCCCCGTATTTCGCGTACAACATGACCGGATACGGCGGATGTTGCGGAAATGGCGGTAACGTGCTGTGATGAGCACAAGCGAGCTGTCCGCGCTCGATCTTCTGAACCTGTTCGGTGTATTCCTGCAGGCGATGAATTATCAGAGCGACCTATCGCAGGCGAGCAATGCGGATATCGCAAAACACCTGCAGGAACAGGACAGAAAGTACCTTGACCGGATCATCGAAAATCAAAATAAAATAATCAGCATGTTGGAAGATTCCAAATCTACGAAACAGTAGTTGTGCAAAATTGCAGGGGTAGGCGTGGAGCTTGCCCCTGTTTCATTTCAAAAAGGAGAGAAATTATGTTAAATGTAATTGCAAAAGCAGAACAGACAGTAGCAGCAGGACAGAATATTGTATTCACCAATACCCGCGTAAAATCCCGTCGTTGTGGATGCTCCAGCGGATGGCTGAACCACATCGAGGGAAGCGGAATTTTCACAATCACGAACCGGACGAACCTTCCTATCGCGGTAGAATTACAGTTCAACGGAAACGTAACAGCGGCGGCAGCGGGCGCGACCGTGCTTACGCTGAAATTGAACGGAGAAGCGGTTGGAGGAACAGAGATGGATTATACCGTAGTTACTGCGAACACTTATCAGAACGTGAGCGCAGACACACTGATCCCTGTGCCGGCGGGAACGAGCCTTACTGTGTCAGTCGGAAATATTTCTGCAACCGAAGTTCTCGTAAAAGACGCGAACCTCATCATCAAAAAAGTTGCGTAGGGGGTGACGAATCATGATTACTTTCCGAAGCAAAACAGACGTAACAGATGCGGATGCTATCTTTTCGGAAATCAACAGCCGCTTCATCGCGGCTATCATGATGCACGATCAGCTCGCGGACTATTTCGATTTTCTCGGATTGAAGGGATATAAGCGGCTCCATGAGTACCAGCACCTCGCGGAAAGCATCGAAAGAAGAAAAATATGCAAATATCGCATCGAAAGACACGGAAAACTGATTCAAAATGCGTTTTCTGGTGAAGTGAAGATGATTCCGGATAGCTGGTACTCCGCGAAAAGCATATCTGTCGGAAAAGGAACTAAGCAGAAAGCTGTAGAAGATGGATTTTCAGCGTATCGGGAATGGGAAGAGGAAACAAAAGAGGTGTATCAGATCTATGCCGCCGCGCTTCTTGAAAAAGGAAACGTGGAAGATTTCACGCTTGTAGCTTCGCTGATAGATGATGTGGGCGATGAACTGAAAGAGATTGACAAAATTATTCTTGATCTGATCTCGACCAGCTATGATATGGTTCATATCACTGAGTCGCAGAAAGAATTGAACGAAAAATACAAAAAACGCATGAAAGGAATCGAGGTTGAATGATGGGAAACGTGAAAGAAGTGCTGGAAGATCAGCTTGAAAGAGAAAAAAAGTCTGCGATGCAGAAGCTCACAACAGATAACCTTGATGCTATGTTCAAGATTACGACCACACTGTGTAATCTGCGAAAAATGGAGTGTGAGAGCATTCCGGCGGTTATGATGGACGCATCAGAGACACTGATTAAGAAGTACAGCAACGGAAAATATGATAAGAATATTGATGCATTGTATGACGAATACATTGCGGCAAAAATGGCGTACCAGGAACACGGAGACGCGGCGCACAAAGATAAGCTTATGGATTCCGTCGGCCGCCTGATGGTTGAGGTGTTCGATATGTTGCAGGCGATGATTCTTGATGCGGATTTTCGCGACGAAAGACAGGCTATCATGCAGCAGATTCGAAAACTTGCTGATTCGTGATGACAAGATGGGTACAACGAAAAACATTGAATGTAGTACGATAGGAGCGTGAAAAGAAGTTGGGATGGGCTTGTAAGTCATTTTGATGTTCAATTCACCTCCTTTCGACGTTCTAGGGGATCCTGTTAAGAGCCTGCACAAGGCTCGGAACGTGTCTGAAATATGCCGCGTTTTCCGTTCCTCAAGCCTTTCTGAAAACGCGGCGTGTTTCTTATTATTTTATGAATTACACAATTGGGAAACAGTAATGGAAAACTGGCATCATCCCCCTTGATTCTGCCATAAGATGCTGGATCTTTGGACTGCTTGATAGGTTCGAATCCTATTTTCCCATTACCCCGGCAGAGGTTGATCTGCCTAAATCCATTACTGCCGACGGGCAGTTAAAAACAACGTTTAGGAGGATAGAAAATGCAGAATTACGAAGCAATTCTTTCAGAACTCGAAATCGAGATTCCGGAAGACAAAAAAGCAGATCTGAAAAAGAAGATGGAAGAAAACTATCGGACCAAATCAGATTATGACAAGGTAGTTACAAAGCGTGATGAGTACAAGAACTCGCTGGACGATGTGCAGAAAGAGCTGGAGGGATTCAAAGACGTGAACGTCGAAGAATTACAGACGAAAGTTACAACCCTCACCACACAGCTCAACGAAGAGAAAGCTGGACGGGCAGCAGATGCCAGAAAGGCAGAAGTAGAAAAACAGGTAAATGATTTCTTGACGGCTACAGATGAAAAGGGAGCGAAGAAATACGAGTTTTTGAACGATATTACTGCCGACTACTACCGCGCAGAGCTTACAAAAGCGCTGGATGCTGATTCTGCAAAAGGAAAGTCTATTTCGGATATCTTCACAGAGATGATTACCGACAAGGACGGAAAACAGAAAGCAGGGATTTTCGCGGATGCCGGAACCAAAAAGGCAAAGAGCAATGCAGCCAAGTTCACACAGCCTACAACCGGCGGCAATGGCGGCAATGGCGGCGAGATTACGAAAGAAACTTTCCGCAAAATGAATCTTGATGAAAGACTCAAATTAAGAGAAGAAGATCCCGAGCTGTACGAAGCACTCTCGAAATAACACCGTTATCACGCGATAACGCTTGACCGCAAAAAGTTACGCGGTAGAAAGGAAACACAATGCCAAGAACTGGTACTTTTGGCGGCTTTTCGTTTGATCCGGAGGTGTTCTCCGACTACATGAGCGAGCAGCCGACCTGGAATGACCGAATCTTAGCGTCTGGAATCCTTGTACAGGATCAGACGATCATGGATCTGATCGGAACAAAAGGAAACGTTGCAACACTTCCGTTCTATGTTCCGATTGATGAAGATGAATCTCACGCTCTCAACAATGATGGTGAAACCGACAACACCCCGACAGAGATCAGTGGAAAGAAACAGACCTGTATGCTGACCCAGCGTATGAAAGCATGGAAATCCCAGGATTTCACAAAAGAGCTGACCGGCGCTGACCCGATGACGCACGTTGCGAATTCAGTTGCTGGATTCTATCGGCAGGTAAGAACCCGTGATCTCATGGCTATTGTTGATGCAGTTCTTTCACTGGACGGTATGAAAGATCATGTTACGGATCTTTCGGCGACGGCATCTTCTGGGGTTACAACCGTAACCGATGCAAACAAAATCAATGATACAACACTGATTTTCGCGCAGCAGAAAGCAGTTGGAGACGCAGACGAGAACATGGGTCTGCTGGTCCTTAACTCTTACATCTACGCTCGTTACAAGGCTATGGGGCTGGTTGATTACAACAAGTACACTATCACCAATGCTATCGAGCGAGATGTTGAGCTTCCGACGATCGGCGGATTCATTCCAGTTGTATCTGATCGTTTCACGGTAGACACATCTACAGACGTTCCGATCTATAAGAGCTATATGATCGGATCTGGAACGGTGCTCACCTGCGATAAAACCAACTACGAGGACCCGTACTATGCAGACTACGATCCGGAAACCAAAGCCGGTATTCGTAAGTTGTACACAAAACAGGGCTACGTGCTGCATCCGAACGGATTCTCAATCAATGCAAACAGAATCACAAAAGAATCCCCGACCAATGCGGAACTCGGAGCAAAAGCGAACTGGTCACTTGCATTCAATCACAAAAACATCCGTATGGGACTGATTAAGTCCAACGGTTGACGGAGGTATCTGGCATGGCTTATGCAGATTATGAATTTTACACAACTTCATATTTCGGCGATACCGTGCCAGAATCCGACTTTCCGCGGTACGCCGAGCGGGCAAGTGATCGAATTGATGTTTTGACATTCGACCGGCTTGCAGACGGGCTGCCGGAAAACGAACGGGCACAGAAAAAGATCAAGAAAGCGGTCTGTACACTGGCGGATGCGCTTTTTCAGATCGACACCGTAAAAAATGCTGCGATGGAAACAGTAGGAACCGTAAAGAGAGAAGATGGAACGGTCATCAATAAGGCCGTTTCTTCGATTTCTTCCGGCAGTGAAAGCATCTCCTACGTGACCGGAACTAGCGGTACAAATTCTAGCGTCTACGGACAAGCGGCGATGGACAAAAAGGTAGAAAACGTGCTCGTGACACAGATTATTCTCGAAAATCTACAGGGCGTTATGACGGATGACGGCGTTCCGGTCCTGTATGCAGGAGTGAGGTTGTGATATGGGCGGAAGAGGTAGCAACAGTGGAATGATGAAAACTGTAAACGGTAAGACGGTAAAACGCTTCAATACCCCCCCTAAAGGCTGGAAACCCGTAGAAAATGCTCTTACGAATCCCAAAGGCTATACGTGGTACTCAAATGGAAAATCACGTTTTAGCGGTCAATATGAAACGGCTCTCGTGAAGAATAAGAAGTAGGTGGAAACATGTATGACGAAACCATAACTCTTTTCAACAGGTACGAAGATCAAACCGGGAATGTATTCTGGTATCCGACTGTGTTGCAGCATGTGGATCTTATCACGGACAAGGTCGCAAATATTGTCCGAACCGGCATTGACAGCGCCGATACGGCCAGCCTGCACGTGGCATATACGCCAGATAACGGCACTATTATGGTGCAGGGAAAGAAGTGGTTATCACCGAAAGCCTGGAAAGCTCAGACGAATGAAGAACTCCCGGGAACAATCACTTTTGCTAACGAAGATTTTTTCGTGCTCGGCGATTACTGCGTCAAGAAAGAACAGGCTTATCTTATCGACCATAACGGAGTATACGTGCAGGATCACGAGAAAAGGCCGATTGCCACAATTGTTGAACGGCAGATGTACGGCGTGGTGAAAGACGCGGAATACACAAGCAGAGTAGACCGCGGATTCTATGACTACATGAATAAAAAATACGATAATGTGTTTTCCATCAGCAATGTAGGCGGTCCGTACAGGCTTATTCCTCATTTTGAAATAGGGGGAAAATAATGAGCAATACGAAACATTTCCCCAGTTTTTCGGTCGTGAATGGACATGTTAAGGTACAGGTAGACCTTACGAGGTTCGACAAGCAGTTCCAGGAAGCGCAGTTCTGGCTTGATGGACAGGTTATGAATGATATGATCCCGTACATGCCTTTTCGTGACGGAATCATGGTGGATGCAACCAGAGTGCGCAGTGCATCCATGCAGGGAACTGGAAAGGTATGCGCAGGCGCTCCACCGTATGGACGGTTCCTGTACGAGGGAAAACTTATGGTTGATCCGGAGACGCGTTCAGCGTGGGCGAGACCTGGCGCAAAAAAAGTTGTTACTGATACACCACTAAAATTCGATAGAACCGCGCATCCGTCTGCTACGGATCACTGGTTTGATGCCGCAAAAGCGGCACACGGCAAAGAATGGGTGAAGGGAGTGAAGAAACGTGCCGGAGGAGGTTAAAAAACCTGTTACATACGATGTGGACGGATACGACATCGTAACGAAAGCGCTGGAAACAGTTCTGAACACTTTCCCCGGACTTCAGCCGACCGAAAAGATCAAGTTTTCTTCGCTCAAAGAGGATGAAGGGATTGCATTCTATCCAGTGAGTGGAGCTGTGGTTGCTTCTGAAAAGAAATACATCACAGGAATTGTGGATCAGCTTTGCAACTATCCGTTTTACATCGTGTATCGTTCAGCACCTACAACGCCGGGAATTAAGACAGAAATCAAAGAATTTCTTGACACTCTCGGAAAATGGCTGGAAAAACAGCCTGTGCAGGTGGATGGGAAAGAATATCATCTGGAATCTTACCCGACACTTACAGAAGGAAGAGTTATTGAATCTATAACCCGCCTTACGCCATCTTATCTTGATACGGTGGCAGAAAACAAAGTGGAGGACTGGGTTGTCAGCATGTCATTAAAATATCGAAAGAAATTCAAAAAATAATCATACCGGCACCGATTCGGCAGCCGCTGACCGCGAAAAGTTACGCGGTAGAAAGGAAAAAACATGTCTAAACTTGAGCGTGAAGCAATGGCCACTTACCTCGATTCGACATTCAAGAGAGTCGTGGCATCCGCAAGCTGGGTGCTGGTAGGTGACGACATCGAGGATATGTCCGTAGAGCTTAACCCGGACACCGAAACAACCAAAAATATTCTCGGCCAGACCAAAACGAGAGACAACGGATATGAGCCGTCTATGGACGCTGATCCGTTCTATGCTGACCCGGATAACAAACTGTATCCGGTACTGCGAGATATCGCCCTTGAACGTAAAAAAGGCGATGCCTGTAAAACCCTTATGCTGGAAGTCATCGTGGAGGACACAGCGGCGACCAATCATCTTGCGTACGTGCGTGAGGTCATCGTAAAACCGCAGTCTTACGGCGGCGATACTGCAGGCCTTAATATCCCGTTTGCCGTTTCCGAGGATGGCAAATTCACCAAAGGATACGTAAGCGCAGCTTCTCTTAAAACCGGAACTCCGGAATTTAATGAGGGCGCAGCGCCAGCTTCCGATAAAAGCACATCCCTGGCGTAAGATCACACACGAATAGAAAGGAGCTTTTAGATGAGCAATAAACTGGTAAAACCGCAGAGTAACGACATCATTATTGATGATGGCTTAAAAACTTATTATATCAAAAATAAGCAGGGCCATGTATACGGGAAATTTGATTTTCGACCGTCCGACACCAATCTTATCTCACGATATGATGAGGTTGTAGAACATCTGAACAGCTTTTCAGTGCCGGAAAACGAACCGGCGGACATTAAAAAGGTTGAAAGCATGGTTGCTGATGAGCTTTCCTATCTGATCGGATCGGATTCAAAAGAATCATTTTTCAGCATCTTAGGCCCGTTCTCTCCGCTTGCTTCTGGAAAACTGTTTTTCGAAGAAGTTGTTGACGCTATCGGCCGCGTGATCGAAACTGAGACCGAACACAGGGCGAAAAAAGTTCGAACACGTATGAATAAGTACGTTACAAAATATCGTAAATAATGGACGCGTGGAGCCTTCCGACATCGCTCAACGTTGCAGGAAAAGAATATCCAATACGCTCAGATTATCGAGTGGTATTGGATATTTTGCAATGTATGAACGATCCCGAGATTTTCGAACCAGATATGACCGAGGACGAAAAGAGGGCGGAACAGGTCATAAGTATGTTAGCTATCCTCTATATTGATTTTGACGATATGCCACCCGGAGAATGGGAAGAAGCTGCGGAAAAAGCATGTGAATTTATTGACTGCGGTTTTTCAGAGGACACAAAGCGAAAAAGGCCAAAATTAATGGACTGGATACAGGATGCAACCATTATTATTCCGTCCATCAATAAGGTTGCCGGAAAAGATGTGCGCGGTCAGAAGTATCTGCACTGGTGGACTTTTTTTGCTTTCTACATGGAGATCGGGGAAGGCACGTTCGCAACTGTGGTAAGTATCCGAGATAAAAAAGCCAAAGGAAAGAAACTGGACAAGTGGGAACAGGAATATTACAGGGATAATAAGGCTATCATCGATCTCAAATCGGCAAGCGGCCAGAGAAGCGAAGAAGAAAAAGCAGCTCTTAGAGAGCTTTTTGGAATATCAAAATAACTGCCGGAGCATACGGAGCACCGGCACAAACCGTTAAAAGTTACACGGTAGGAAGGAAAAACGCATGGCGGGACAGGCTGACGGCTATATCATCATTGATACGGAGATTGACACCAACGGCGCAAAAGCTGGCAGTAAGGAGCTGGAAGCGAATGTGCGGCAGTGTATCTCGTCTATTAATGGTCTTGGAGACAAGGCCAAAGCATCACTCAACAAACAGGCGAACGCGTTCTCGAAGCTGAACGATCAGTACAGAGAGCAGGAAAAAAGAGTCGAACAGCTCAAAGAAAAGGTTGCTGAACTCGGAAAACAGCAGATACCGACCGACGAATACAAAGAGATTCAGGCACAGATAGAGTCTGCTAAGACGCAGATGGACAAACTAATCTATGCGCAGGAAAAATTTGTGGCGCTGGGCGGAAGTGAAGACAGCAAAAAGTATAAGAGCTATCAGTATGATATTGACCAGCTCGCAAAAACAATTGAATATGCAAAAGGTGAGTTGCAGGATCTTGAAGAAACAGGAAGAGCGTTCACGTCCGCACTAGGATCAGAAACTCCAACCCAGCAGTACGCACAGCTTGAGTCAGAACTTGCGAAATTGGATGAGAAAATTTCGATTACCAAAGAAAAATGGGATGAACTTTGGTCGTCGAATGATGACGGAAGTAAGACGGCAGAAATGGGAGAGCTTGCGGTTGACCTTGACTTTTTACGTGACAAATACGATTCGGTCGCAAACAAAATGCGTGAGATGGAAGAAGCCGGTACTGCAACGATTAATACCGAACCTACAAAAGAAGCAGCAGCGTCGACGGAAAAACTGGCGCAGGAAGAAGAAAAGCTGGCAAATATCAATGACCGGCTGAAAACGTCATATGACGGCGTAAAAGACAGCATTGATAATTATTCGAAATCAGCAAGCAGCGCAGCAACAAAAAAAGCCGCTGGCGACGGAGAAAAGCTGGCAAATTCAAATAAAAAAGTGGCTGACAGCGGAAGGAAAGCCGCAAATTCGCTGAAAGAGACCGGAAGCGCGGCGGGAAATGCCAAAAACGGAATTATGACGTTGCTAAAATACGGTCTAGGCATCCGCTCATTATTCGTTCTTTTCAATAAGCTGAGAAGCGCGGTTGTGGCTGGAATGTCAAATTTGGCGCAGGAATCCGGCTCAACCAACTCGGCTATCTCTATGTTGTGGGGCAGCTTGGAACGGCTCAAAAACAGTCTTGCGACAGCATTTGCGCCGATTCTTACAGCGATTGCACCGATTCTGTCAAAATTCATCGACATGCTTAGCACCGCGGCAACTTACGTAAGCATGTTCTTTTCGATGCTGTCTGGTAAGAAAACATATACTCGAGCATTAGCTGTTCAGAAGGATTACGCGGCATCTCTAAGCGATACGGCATCGAGTGCGGAAGATGTAGCGGACGCAACCAACGACGCGGCAGATGCGGCAGATGCGGCCGCAGAAGCA